CCGCGCCCCTCGCTCAGTACCGACGTGTACACCCTGTACTGCCTGTGGTGTACCGCCACCGGCAACCAGCCAACGCCACAGCAGCACCTGATCAACGCCCTGCAGCGCCGTCACGGCGTCGTCAACGCCCGCAAGCGCTACCAGGCCGGCGCGCAGGTGCTCGGCCCGCATGGCGTGCTCTACCTCGGCGTGGCCGAACCGCAGGGCGATGCCAGCGAAACCGTCTGGCTGGGCGAGCAGATTCGCGCCTTCCACGCCGCCGTGCTGGACTACCGCGAGGCCAGTACATGAGCACTGCCCCCTGCAACGTGCGGGTGTGCGGTTTAGCGTGCGGGCTGCGTGTGCGGGCTGAAACCCGCACTCTTGCGCAACTTTGCCCGATTGCGTTCTACCGCGCCCGCGGGCGTGAGGCGGTCGAAAAAATCCGCATGCCCATTCCACAAACAAAACGCGCCCGCGCCGCGTGCAATGCATGTACCCGCCTCACAGCACGCACACCCCATACGTGGCGCGGGTCTCAGCCCGCACACGCAACCCGCACGCTTGCCCGCACCGCTGCACATTCGCGCGCGCGTCTTACTCACCTTCGCGTCTCGCGAAAAAAGGGGTAGTTGGTGAGCTTTCCACTGGTTTTCACTCTGACCCAACAGGAGGTCGCATGAACACGTCAGCCCAAACCATGGCCGCTATGCACAGCCCGGAGTTTCAGCGCTGGGCTGCCAGCCGATTGTTCACTGAGGGCGGCGCGATCAACGCCCTACTGCGGCTGCGGGTTCGTGAGAACGCGGTAGGCGACCTCGTTTGCGAACTGGACCAGTGCTCCGCTATCGACAGCACGGCCGGTGTCGCGGCACCACTGCGCGAAGGCGTGCGAGCGGACCTTTACCTTCACGACGCGCATCCCGCTGTGTTCGAGGCGCTGCACCGTCTGCTCGGCGGCGGCCAGCCAGTGGTGGTAGGTCGCGTGCCAGCTTCGGTCCGGGAGGATGGCCCGAAATGACGGGTAGTCGTCTTCATCGAACCATGGATGGCCCAAGGCCTGAATCGGTTGCATCGGCAGTCTCCGGTGATGGGTGGGGTGTAGGCGTATGCCCAGCCTATCACCGGCGGCTGCGCCGCTTGAATCGTTGGAAAAGGGGTAGTTGAGGATGCCCCAGACACAGGCCAGCTTGCCTCAAGCGTGCAGCCAAGCCGCGTTTGCCCGGCTGCTGGGCTACCGGCGCAGCTACGTCACCGCGCTCAAGCGCGACGGCCGGCTGGTGCTGGCAGATGATGGGGCGGTGCAGGTTGCCGAGTCGATCGCGCGCATCGAAGCCACCCGCGATCCCGGCAAGCGCGCAGTCGCCGAACGCCACGCCACAGCACGCGAGGCGGCACCGTTGCCGGCAGATGTAGCGCCGGCCGCTCCGGAGCCTCCGGCCGGCCCGCCCACCATGGATGACCCGGCCAGCCCAGGCTACCAGCACTGGCGCGAGCGGCGCGAACGCGCCGCGGCACTCGCTGCCGAGCGAGACAACGCCCTTGCCGATGGCAAGTTGCTGGCTGCCGATGATGTGGCGGCGCAGGTGGCCACGGCGTTCGTCACCGCGCGGACGGCCCTGGAAGCGCTGCCGGATATCCTCGCACCGCAACTGGCTGCCGAAAGCGACGAAGCGCGTTGCCGCGCGCTGCTGGTGGAGGCGATCGAACTGCAACTGGGCGATCTCAGCCACCGCCTGGCGGCGTTGGAGGGTCGGTCGTGAGCCTTTGCCGCCGCGCCGCCGCCGCTGCCACCGTGTCGCGCGCCGCTTCGCGCGCCGTCGCGCCGCGCCGTCCGCTCACGGTCAGCCAGTGGGCGGACGCCGAGCGCGTGCTCAGCACCAAGGGCAGCGCAGAACCTGGGCGCTGGCGCACCAGCCGCAACCCGGTGTTGCGCGAGCCGATGGATTGCCTGTCGGCGCGCAGCTCAGTGCGCGATGTGCTCTGCATGTTTCCGATCCAGATCGGAAAGACCGAGATTGCCCTCAACGGCATCGGCTACACCATGGACCAGTCGCCCGGCCCCATCATGGCGTGCCTGCCCAGCGAAGCCTCGATGAACAAGTGGCTGGCGCAAAAGCTCGGGCCTCTGATCGAAGAAACGCCAGCCGTGCAGCGCGCGTTGCTCAGCACCGCCAGCCGCGACGGCGCCAACCGCCGCGAGTTCAAGGATTTTCGCGGCGGCCAGTTGTTTGTCGAGCATGCCGGCAGCTCGGCGCGGCTCAAATCGGCCAGCGTGCGCGTGCTGGTGGTCGATGAATACGACGAGTTCGCCGCCAACGTGGGCACCGGCGACGATCCAGTGGCGTTGCTCGAAGGTCGAACCTCTGCGTTCCCGTCCACCTACAAGCGGCTGTACATCAGTAGCCCGCAGATTCGCGGCCTGAGTCGCACCGAAGCGCTCTGGGAGAAGAGCGATCAGCGCCGGTATCACGTCGCCTGCCCGCATTGCGGGCATGAACAGGCGCTCGAATGGAGTGGCCTGATCTGGAATACGGATGTCAGCCAGTGCAGTTACGCCTGCCGCGACTGCGGCGCGCTCATCGATGAACACCACAAGACGGCCATGATTGCGGCTGGGCGTTGGGTGGCCGGCAACCCCGAGTCGCGTATCCGCGGCTATCACCTCAACGGTCTGTATTACCCCATCGGGCTCGGCCCGCGCTGGCGCGATCTGGCGAGGATGTGGCTGGACGCACAAAACGACCCGGCGAAGTTGAAGACGTTCACGAACGATCGCTTGGCTGAGCCGTGGGAAGACCCAGCGATGCGCGCCGTCAAGCACAGCCTGATCGCGGATCGGGCCGAATCGATGCCAATGCGCCCGGTGCCGTCATGGGTGCTGGCCGTTACCGCCGGCATCGACACCCAGGACAACCGCTTGGCGGTAGAGATCATCGGGTGGGGGCGCGGCATGGTGTGCTGGGTAATCGACTACGTGGAGTTGCCAGGCGACCCAGCCGAGGATGCCGTATGGGCGGCATTGACCGCCCTGTTGCTACGCCCGATCGAGCGCAGTAATGGAGGCGTGATGCGAGTCGAGGCCGCGGCCATCGACATCGGCGGACACCGAGCTGAGGCTGTCAAAGCCTACGTGCGTCAGCGCATGACGCGCCGGCTCCTTGCAATTCACGGCGCGACGCACAACAACGCACCGGTGTTGGGCAGGGGGAAACTGCAAGACATCAACTTTCGTGGCCAGCTCGACAAGCGGGGCGTTCATATCCACGCGGTGGGCACGGTGGCGATCAAGCACCTGCTGTACAGCAGGCTCAGTACCGATGCCGAAAAGCAGCCCGACACGCGACTGGTGAGACTGAGCCACGAGCTCGACGAAAGCTTCTTCGGTGGACTGGTCAGCGAGACCTACAACCCAACCAGGAATCGCTTTGACAAGCGTCGCGGCGCGCCAAGGAATGAACCCCTCGATTGCTTCGATGCGCAAACGCAGGTGCTTACCCGGGGTGGCTGGAAGCATTTCGCCAACGTCACGATGGACGATGATCTGGCAACCGTGAACCTCGCCACCGATGCGATCGAGTATCAGGCGCCGCTGGCGCTGATCGACAAGCGCCATGACGGCGACATGGTGCAGATCAAGGGCGAGCGCATCGATATTCTGGTGACGCCAAATCATCGCATGGTCACCCTCAAAAAGGAGCAGGTCGCCATTGCGCCGGGCAAGCGCCATTGGAATTTCGATGTAGCACCGCAGATCACGCTGGCGAAAGACCTCACGGTACACCACGCTATCAAACTCAACGCGACGTGGCGCGGTGCCGACGAACCAACAGTTACCGTGCCTGAGAGCGTCAGCGCTGATGGGCGCCTGATCGAGCCTTCGCGGCACGTGGATGCGCGCGACCTCGCGGCGTTCATGGGATGGTGGATCTCCGAAGGCAGTGCGCGCGAGGTCAGAAGCAATACGCAGGGCAACATTCGGCGCGTGGTCAGTATCGCGCAGGTAAAGCCGCAGGGCGTCGCGCAGATTCGCGCCTTGCTCGACCGCCTGCCGTGGAAGTTCCGTCGCACTGGCGGGGTATTCGTCGCGACCTCCAAGCAGCTCTTCAACCTGGTGGTGCCGCTCGGCCGCCTACAGCATGAGCGACGCGTACCGCAGTGGGTGAAGGATGCGGCGCCTGACGTGATCGCCGCCTTCGTCGATGCCGCGATTGCCGGCGATGGCTGGGTTCAGCGCCGTCACGCCAGGCATCGGGTGAGCCGAGCCTATGCCACTACGTCGCAGGGGCTGGCAGACGACATGCAGGAGCTTTTCATCAAACTGGGCCGCGCCGCCACACTGCGCGTGGTCGAGCCGAAGCCTTGGCGAATCGACGGGCGCGCCGGCGACAACACTCGCACTCAGTACCACGTCTACGAACGCCTCGCATCGCGGGCCTACCTCGATGGTGGCGGCAACGGCAAGCGCGGCTACATCGGTACCACGGTGCATTACAGCGGTCGCGTGTATTGCGCGACCGTCCCCAACGGCACGCTGATTGTGCGTCGCGGCGGCAAGACCTTCATCGCCGGCAATTGCTGGGTGTATGCGTACGCGGCTACCCAGCACCCCGAACTGCGATTACACCGCTGGACCAAAGCCGACTGGGACCTCCGCGAGGATGCGCTGCGCGCTGGTACCCTGGACGCATCGCCGTCGCAGCCGCAAGCGACCAAGCCGCAACACAGCCCAGTCAAGCATCCGGGACCGGCCGCGCCGCTCGCATCATCGAACTGGAGCAACCGCCTGTGAGCCGAAACACCACACGCGCGCGGGCGCGGATCAATGACCTGGTCGATGAACTCACCATCGGCGCCGCGATGCAGATGCGCGCCGATGGTGATGCGATCCGGCCGACCATCGAAGCGGTGGTGGCGTACCTCGTCGCGGAATACCCGTCGCAAGACCTCTACATTCCTGCCTGTCCCGTGCATTACCCGGTGGCGGCGATCCGTGCAGACCTGCGCGGCGGCATGTCGGTTCGGGCAATCTGTCGCAAGCACCGCATCGCGCGTCGCACGCTGTACCAGTTGCTGGGTGAAGCCGCGTAATTGGGTGCGTCCCGTTCCCCGAGACTGAGCGCACCTGGATGTGGATCATCGCGTCCATGTCCTTCGCCACCGATCAAGTCGCGCTGCTGCAGGCCGCCTACACCAAGGTGCTGGCCGGGCAGCGTGTGCGTTTTGGCGAGCGTGAACTCACCCGCGCCGATGCCGCCTGGGTCAGTGCCGAGCTGGACAAGTGGATGGGTCGGGCAGCTGCCGAGGCCACTCGCGCTGCCGGCGGAACGCCGGGTGTAGCGATTGCCGATTTCAGCGGGTGCCTCCGATGAAGCTCGGTCGCGTCGAGGCGTTGATCGAACGGGTATCTCCCGGGTGGGCCGCCGCCCGCGCCCGTGATCGCGTGCGGGCTGCGGCCTACCGTCAGGCATACGAAGCCGCCGAGGCCACGCACCTGCGCCGCCAGTCGCGCGACTTCGGCAGCGGCAATGCTGTGGTCGCACTGACCGGTGCCGCGCTGCGCAACCAGGCGCGCCACCTCGACCGGAATCACGACATCATCAGCGGTGGACTATCGTCGGTGGTGCAGAACATCATCGGCGCCACCGGCGTCAATGTGGTGCCGTGCCCACGCGATGCCGAAGGCAACGTGGTCGAATCGGTGGTCGATCAGATCATGCCGCTCTACCTGGCATGGTCGAAACGACCCGAAGTGACCTGGATGCACGACTGGGCCAGCGCCCAGCGCCTGCTGGCGCGCACATGGCTGCGTGATGGCGAGGCGTTCGCCCAAGAGCTGCGAGGGCCTGTTCCCTTTCTCGAACATGGTTCGAGCGTGCCGTTCTCGCTGGAGTTGTTGGAGCCGGACCTGATCCCTCTCGATCTGGATGACGCCGCTCGGCGCATCCTGCACGGGGTGGAGCGCAACGCCTGGGGCCGCCCGGTTGCCTTCCATGTGTACCGCCGGCATCCGGGCGACCCGGACGTATTCATGCCGGATACCAAGCGCGTGTCCGCCGATCTGATTCGGCACTTGCGCACCGTCGATCGCATCGGGCAGGTGCGCGGCATCAGCATTCTGGCCAGCACGTTCGCGCGCATCGAAGACCTCAAGGACTACGAAGAATCTGAACGCATCGCCGCGAAAATCGCAGCCAGCTTTGCCGCGATGATCATCAAAGGCGACCCGGCAAGCTACGAGCCACTGCCCGGCACCGGCAGCCAGTCGCGCCAGATGCGCATGCAGCCCGGCATGGTGTTCGATGACCTTCGCCCCGGCGAGTCGGTCGCCACCATCGACAGCAAGCGCCCGAACCCGAACTTGGAAACCTACCGCAACGGCCAGCTGCGGGCCATCGCAGCGCCGATGCGGATCAGCTTCAGCACGTTAGCCAAGAACTACAACGGCACCTACTCGGCCCAGCGGCAGGAGCTGGTCGAGCAATACGGCGCATACGGCGTGCTCGCCTACGAATTCGTGGCGCAGATGTTGCGGCCGATCTACGAGCGGTTCGTCGCCATGGCGGTGGTGTCCGGTGAACTTGCGCTGCCGCGCGGCGTCTCGCTGGCCAGCGCGGTCAGCGCCGACTACTTGCCACCACCGATGCCGTGGATCGACCCGGTAAAAGAGGCCGTTGGCCTGCGCACGATGGTGCGCGCGGGATTCCGCTCGGCGTCGTCGGTAATCGCCGAGCGCGGCGGGCGCATGTACGACACCTACGAGCAGATCGCCATCGAGCGACGGTGGGCGAAAGACAACGGCCTGGTGCTCGATACCGATCCAGCGCTGGTCAGCGCAACGGGTGTCGCTCAAGCCGACATGGCCGGCATCCCGCCGGCTGCCGTCAATGAGGACAACAACCAATGAAAACTCTCCCTCTGGCCATTGCGGCCACCTTCGCGCTCACCAACGAGGATCTGGCGCGGATCGCGCCGGACGCCAAGGGAAAGTCGGTGATCGCGCTGCATGCTGGCGGCAGCACCGCCGAGCTGATGATCTACGGCCCGATCGGTGAATTCTTTTGGGGCGACGGCATCACTGCCCGCGACATCGTCGATCAGATCGCCGGCATCACCGCCAATGAAATTACCGTGCGCATCAACTCCGATGGCGGCGTGGTCACCGATGGCCTCGCCATCTACAACGCCCTCAAGCAACACCGCGCGAAGATCACGGTGGTCATCGACGGCATCGCCGCCAGCATTGCCAGCCTTATCGCCATGGCCGGCGACACCGTGGCCATGCACGCAAACACCCTGATGATGCTGCATGCGCCGAGCGGCGGCGTGTTCGGCAACGCCGCAGCGATGCGCGCCCAGGCCGAAATGCTCGATACGTTCGCTGCCGCCATGCAGGTCAGCTACACCGCGCGGGCGAGCGCCCGGGCCAGCGACATCCAGCAGATGCTGACCGATGGCGCAGACCACTATTTCACCGCCGCCGAAGCTGAAGAATTCGGGCTGATCGATACGGTGATCACCAGCGATTCGGCCGCGCCTGCCGACACCGCCGCAACCACTGCCGCGCTGATGTCCTACGTCACCGCCATCGCGCACGCAACGGGGCGCGTCCGCGCCACGCTGCATCGCTGCATCCAGTCGGCGACCACGCCGGCTGCTTTCGCCTCGCTCCGCGAGGGCCATCAACGGGCCGTTCTGGCCTACATCGAGGATCCGGAAATGAACCAACAGTGCCATCTGATTCTGGCGGAGGCCGGTGCTGGTGCTGCGCCGACGCCGGCCGCTGCGCCTGCCCCCGCGGCCCAGCCAGCAGCGCCTGCCACCGGCGCGGAATCGCGCGAAACCATCCTGGCGTCGCTCAACCAGCGCAACACCGCCATGCGCGATGTGTTCGCCCAGTTCCGCGACATCGCCGGCGTGCCCGAGTTGGAGGCCGATTGTCTGGCCAACTCGGCGCTGACCATCGAACAGGCCCAGGCGCGCCTGCTTACACGGGTCGGCGCGGGTGCCGGTCCGCTCGGCGAAGGTGTGCGCGCGGAAGTTGTCGTCGACGAAGCTGACAAACGC